CTCTCACGGTCTTGTCCTCTGCCTAGTGCATTAACACCTGCGACAATGGTAGGTTGTACAATACCCTTAGGTATCTTAGGTATCTCACCAGTCTTTTGGAATACACTTAGCTTTCTGTTTAAGTATGGTACTAAAAACTCAGTAGTAAGTACACTAAATAGTCCACCTAACTGTTGCTCTAGTTCCATCTGTGTCATCCGAACTTCCTCTGCTGTAGTACGTTCTGATTGACGTACTGATAAGATAAGGAATGCTTCAGACAATCTCTTCTCTAAGGTTTGTATCATCTGATATGCCGTAGCAAAGTCAGCTTGTTTACCTACCTGTACTACACCTATGTCATCTGGTCTACCTTGTACGATAGCACCGTTACCTGCAGCTGCGAGAGTTTGAGGTTTAGTTGTACTGGAAGGTGAGACAACAAACACTACCTTAGCAGCGGCTGCACTTCCTTCAGTGATTGCTTGTGACAGAGCTTCGAGTGACTTAAGATCACCCATGAATTCTTCTACTCTACCACGTCCATAAGGTTCACCATCTACTGTGTTAAATCGTAGAGGTAACCATGGTGTTGTTTCAACTGGTGCTTTACTTACCGACTTAGGTATAATTTTATCATTAACTTCCTGATGCCAGAGGAATCTGTTGTTATCACGACGTACATGTGTGTAAACATCTACGTTATCATTGTGTTCAGACTCGTCCTGTACAGTTAAGTCGTCTTCAAATTCTGGTAATAATTTTTTGCTAATTTTTTCTTTGGTGACAATTTCAATTACATTGCCATTCCCATCACGCTCTATTACATAACGATGTAGAGGAAATAGTTTTAAACCATCCTTACCCATGAAGATTAATGCATTACCTGCTACCACCAAATGCTTAAGAGCTTGGTGTATAATAACACGGTCATCTGATGCTGCGATAGATTCCATAATGGTTTTCTCTACCTTAGCAAAGGATAAATCTAATTCAGTTTTGATTTGAGGATCAATCTGCCCTAGCATTCCATCGTTAACTTGAAGCTTAAAGAAACTTGTGTTAACAGGTACTAATGCTAGTTGTAGTTTAGCTGCTAGAGTTACTACTCCTTTAGCTCCTACTGATTGCCATGGTGTGCTTAAGTTCTTAGCACCACGCATGAACTCCTCTTCGCCACGAATTATATATGGGATGGTTAGCTTGGCTGCCTCTTCCGCTATGCTTAGAAACTGAGAACGTTCTGATGCTAAACTGTCATATCTTGTTTTAGCTGACATTATATATTAAGTGATTGAGTTTGCTGTTCTCTGCCTAATTGTTTTGTACCTCTAATGGTACCCATTCGAGATGCTTTAGATCTCTTCATCTTCACACCCTTAGCACTTGTGCCTGTAAGTCTTTGACCTACTTGACCTTGAGCTGCTTGACGTGTATATGCATTTTGAATAGAAGCATCAAAATCTTTTTTAGCTTGTGCATAACCACTCTGATCTTGTACATCTGAGCTTACATTAGGCATGTAATTTATATCTTTTCTATCTACTGGTAATGGTGTAGGTAAGTTAGGTGTTGTTGGTGTTATCCTCCAACCATCTTCACCTATTGGACCTGTATCTTTATCCTTACCTTGACTTGGCATCCAAAGACTTGAATTTTTCTTCCATGTATCTAGGTTTTCTGGTAACGTTAATGCTTCAAGTTCTTTTTTAGTTACAGTACCACCAAATGGATCTTGCCATGGTACATATTTTTTGTTAGGATCTTCAGCAGTTACAGCACCCCATGTTTTAGGGTGAACTGAATCAAATACCTTTTGACCATAAGCATTAGTAGATCCATAGTCTCTCTTAAAGGCACCACTAGCTTGTGCAGCAGCTAAATCATCTGAATCAACACCTGCATGTTCATCCATATATTCTTTTACTTCAGCAACTGTACCAAATCTACCCATACCAGTTGGGTTGGCAGTTATTTCATCACCAGTAACTTGACCATCACCGTCAAGATCTAAACCTCTAAAGTCATCAGCATCACCTTGATTTAAAGAGTCCATAGTTAAACCACGGTAACCAATGTGAGTGTTAGTAAACAATGCTTCATCAGTAGATTCATCTGTGTTACCAACACCTGCTACTCTTGCTCCATGTTCATCAACCATGTCATCTGTTCTAGCATCACGAATATGATCTACATATCTTTGTACATCAGCATTGTTTGCATCAGTAAAGAATGGATTGTTAGCTCTGTTATCTTGATTAGATACTTGACCCATTATATTTTGAAGGTCATCACGCACCAGAGTTTCTGCAGACATATTATATGTAGATGTTAGTCTTTCTTCAGGTGATACTATACCATCACCGTCTTGGTCTTCACCTCTATAGGTAACAACTCTTTCCAAAAGATCTGCATCGCTTTCACCACTAACTGATTCATCATTAGCTAACCAATAATCTAGTCCAGCTTGATCAGCATCTCTACCATATTGTTCGTGATATACATCTCTAACTTGAGCTTCATCTGATGCAGCAAACGATGCAGCAATGTCTTGGATAGACATACCGCCATCTAACTGTTCTTGCCAGTAAGCAGTTCCCTCAGCATCACCTGTTCTACCAAAACCTTGTTCATATAAATCAGCTATGGTAGTAGTGTCAGTGACACCTGATTCTAAGAAACTTCTACCTCGCATAGCATCACCACCTTCAGAAGCATCAGCTCCCCATAGATCCCCACGATCAGCAGCAGATGTTACAGCAGCAGCAGCTCCTTGGAACGCTCCTTTAGTATCACCAGCTTCAGCTTGTGCTATAAGATTTTGATAATCACTAGATGCTTTCGCTTGTGCTGCAGTAATACCTTTCTGTTCAAACAAACCTATGATGTTATTAGTTACAGCATCCAAAGCTTTATCATAATCAGCAGTGCCTTTAGTTAAAGTAGATAAATCTACAAAGCTACCTGCATTTGTATGACTTGGACCACCACCGGGTCCGTACCCTTCGTACCATGTAGATGCACGTTGGTCATACCAGTTGTATGTCATTTCACATCTCCTTTAAGTTTCCATCCAGCATCTACGTTAGCTGGTCGTTCAGGTGTAACCTTTCTTATAGTTAAGTTAGTAGGCTTAGGAATATCAGGTGGCTTAGCTAACATGCTATCAGTTATCTCCTGTTCAAGACCCATAGTAGGACTGTAGAAGATACCTTCATCCATGTTTTGTTGTAGTTTATCACCTACAATAGTCATACGTGTAGGTTCAGGTACAAGTTTATGTTTAAATGTATCTCTAATTTCTCCTGTTATTGGGTTAGTCTTAACACGGGTACCAGTTTCAGGGTCGAATGTATTCCAAGGTGAGTACTTTCTGATAGCTATCTGTTGATTATATAATGGACCGCCTACTGCACCACCTGCTTTTCTACCTTCAGGGTAACGTATATTAGTAAGCTTACCTCTTGCAATTTGAAGTGCTTTTACACCTTGGAATTCATTCTCAGCCCAAGCACCATCTTTACCAAGTTCGTGTGCTTTCTTATAAGCATCATCAACCCAGCTTTGTACTTCTTTATTAGCTTCTCTTACTTGAACAGCATTATTGAAATCATCACCCGGACCTATGAACATGTTATACATCTTAGGATCTTCCATTAGTTCATCAATGGTAGCACGGTAAAGTTCATCAGTACTATAATGTTTCCAATCCATTGGATGTTCACGTTCTATAAAGGTGGTATAAGTATCACCCTTTGCATCTGTTCTTTCGCTAACAATAGTATGTCTTACTTTATCTTTCTTGTGTTCTGGATTTATAAGATCATCTACAGTACCTTTTCTTTCAACATGTCTAGCCCATCCACCTGTTAACTGGTTGAATGCTGTTTGAGCATCCCAACTATCATTATAGGTAAGCCCACGTTCAATATCAAGACCCCAAGCTTCATCATTTAAAGCTAGTTGACCTCCTTCATCGTACCAAGAATCATATACTTGTAGAGTATCAAGTCTTTGAGATTCTGACATTTGACCCCAAGCATCAGTACGGAAAGCATACTTACCTTCGTGTCTCCAGTCTAATCCTGTTGCTGTTAACTCTAGTCTTAGAGCATCTCTATTTTCTGCAGATAAATCCCAAGTTATATCTTCACTTGGAACCCATCTTCCATGAATATCATAAGCCATCGCTTCGTACCTCTTCCATTCTACGGACAAGCCACTCAACCACAGAGCGTTGTCCAGATCTGTACATAATTCTTTGCATTGAATCCTCTGGGTTTGGTGTGACTGGTGGAAAGTTCTCCTCTAATTCTGCGAGGATGTAATTAATGTTGGGACCAGTAATGGCCTCAAGCATATTGTGGGAGGTTGACATTGTTGTGTTCAAAAAAGGCGGGCATTCTAGCTGATTTCGTGGAAGAAAGTTCTGGAGCTTTGCCTTCATACATTAGGCGATCACTCGTATCTAGCCAGAATTTTTTGTCCAAATATTTATCGTAGGTATTTATACCTAGGGGTTCGAGTACCCAATTAATCGTGGCCTTCCTAAGTTTATCCAAAGATTGACTAGGAGATAAGCCCAACTCGTGACATACAAGGCTATTAGAGGCCACGTGTATTTGTTCGTCTCTGGAAATATCAGCTGATACCGTTCTGAGACCAGCATCACCAGAAAAACGAAAGAAAGGCAATAGAACAAAGAATATAGCACGTTCAGCTACTAATGCTTTACAAATGGTGTGATCGGGGTGTGCTTCCCAAGCTGCACGCAGCCTGAGAGCTTCTGCTTCAGCTTTAGGATCAACCCCAATAGCGTTAGCTATGTATCCTAATGCAAGGTCATGGTTCTCTTCGTCTTTTACGTTTGATCTAAGTAGATCCCTTGAGAGTGCAGGTACGTCAGCAAGTGCGTCCTCAATGAATTCACCAACTGGTAACTCCAAATGGCGTAAAGCGAGAGCACGGTAGATGGTTTCTTCTGCTCCATGTTTTAATTCTCCAGCAGTTGTTTGTACTGGTGACCATGTTCTTTTACGGTCTAATAGTTTTTGATAGGGATGTTTCCTCATTATTCTTGGCAGTCACATTGTGGTTCTGGTTCATTTAATAACTGCTGCAAGTAATTATCAACGTCTTCTTTATCCAGTGCAGCGTATGCATCTGTTTTATCTTGTACGTCTCCCATTACCTGAAGCGAGTAATAGAGGGAAGTCTGGGGTGAATCCAACCACTCTTCGACGAACGCATTGTCGTATTCTACAACATCACTCCAAGAGTTAAAGCTGTAGCCATGAAGAAGTCCCGTACTTTGG